CGTTTTTACCAGCCAACAAATTCTTGGTACAACATTAGCGCTGAGGCAGTTTTAGCATCAGGTATTGCTGCATGGCTTGCCAATCCAACTAGCGCAAATCTTCGCGCAGCCATGACCGATGAGACAGGCACAGGCTCATTGGTGTTTGCGACTAGCCCGACTCTTGTGACTCCTGCGATTGGAGCAGCCACAGGCGTAAGTTTGACTACTACTGGCGTGATTGCATCAACTGGAACGGCTGGCGTTGGCTATGCCACAGGCGCAGGAGGCACTGTCACCCAAGGGTCAAGCCGCACCACAGGCGTGACATTAAACAAAACGTCTGGGGCGATCACATTATTCAGTGCAGCAGGCTCGGCGACAGCTGCAACCTTTACCGTGACCAACAGCACCGTTGCGGCAACTGATGTGATCATCCTGAATCAGAAATCAGGCACAGATCTTTACGATTTGATGGTCACAGCAGTGAGTGCTGGAAGTTTCAACATCACATTCCGTACCACTGGCGGCACGACAACAGAGCAGCCAGTTTTCAACTTTGCAGTCATCAAAGGCGTGGCTGCGTAATGGCAAGCAAGCCCAAGTCCTCTGTGAATGAGGCTGGCAATTATACGAAACCAACCATGCGTAAGCGTCTTTTTGAGGAAATCAAAGGTTCTGCTGTGCAAGGTACTGCAGCTGGTGAATGGTCGGCTCGCAAAGCCCAACTGTTGGCAAAGAGGTACAAAGAAAAAGGTGGCGGTTATAAATGAAAGCCTCGCAAAAAAGCCTGAAGGACTGGGGCGCACAGAAGTGGCGCACCAAGTCCGGCAAGCCGTCCAGCGAGACGGGAGAGCGCTATTTGCCAGAGAAAGCCATCAAGGCCTTGTCACCGACTGAGTACGCTGCAACAACCCGAGCCAAGCGCGAGGCCACTGCCAAGGGCGAACAATTTGCAAAGCAGCCCCAAAAGGTGGCCGAAAAGATTAAGAGGTTTCGATGAAAACTCCAGCCTATGCACGCAAGGAAGGCCAAAACCCCAAGGGCGGCTTGAACGCTAAGGGGCGAGCTGCTGCTCGTGCTGAAGGCATGAATCTGAAGCCTCCAGTGAAGTCTGGTGACAATCCTCGCAGAGCATCGTTCTTGGCTCGCATGGGCGGCAACCCTGGCCCAGAGTACAAAGACGGTGAACCCACAAGGTTGCTGCTGAGTTTGAGAGCATGGGGCGCATCATCAAAAGCAGATGCCAAAGCAAAGGCAAAACGCATCTCTGAACGCAACAAGGCCAAGTGATGCAGGTCCCAATCCTAAGCGGCATCTACGCTGACAACACGCCAGAACTGCGCACCGCATACCCTGTGAATATGGTTCCGGTGCCAAAGGCATCAGGCATCAGCAATGGATTCCTACGCCCAGGCGATGGCATTGTGGCCAACGGCACAGGCCCAGGTATTGATCGCGGCGGCATCAACTGGAATGGCATCTGCTACCGCGTGATGGGCACCAAACTGGTCTCCGTGGCCAGCAATGGCGCTGTGACGGTATTGGGCGATGTTGGTGGTCCAACTGCCGAGCTGGTGACGATGGACTACAGCTTTGATGTGCTGGCCATCGCATCTGGTGGAAGATTGTATTACTGGATTCCAGTTAACACGCCAGGAACCATAGGTTGGAATCCAACGGCTCCGATCTTGCGGCAAGTAACAGATCCAGACCTTGGCGTAGTACTGGACTTCTGTTGGGTTGATGGCTATTTCATGACCACAGATGGCGCCAATTTAGTTGTCACTGAGTTATCAGACCCTACCCAGGTCAATCCGCTGAAATATGGCAGCTCAGAAGTTGACCCTGATCCTGTTGTCGCACTCATCAAGCTGCGCAATGAGGTCTATGCTCTCAACAGCAATACGATGGAAGTCTTCGACAACGTGGGCGGCGAGTTATTCCCCTTTGCACGCATTGATGGCGCACAAGTCCAGAAGGGCGTTCTTGGCACACACTCCTGCTGCGTCTACTTGGAACGCATTGCTTTCTTAGGAGGTGGTCGCAATGAAGCCCCAAGCATTTACCTTGGCGCAGCGGCGACTACCCAGAAAATCAGCACCCAGGAAATCGACAATCTGCTTCTGCAATACACAGAGGCGCAGCTGGTCAAGGTCCAGCTCGAGGCACGCAACGACAAGAATCACCAGCATCTTTACGTCCACCTTCCAGACAGAACAGTGGTCTACGATGCTTCCGCATCTGAGGCGCTGGATCAGCCTGTCTGGTTCACTCTGACTACCACATTGGTTGGTTTCAGTCAGTACCGGGCACGTAACATGGTCTGGATATATGACAAGTGGCTTGTCGGAGATCCGCAGTCCAGCTCCATTGGCTATCTGGTGCAAAACATTGGCCACCATTGGGGCCAGCAGGTGCGCTGGGAGTTCAGCACGGTCATCGTCTACAACGAAAGCAATGGCGCCATCTTCAATCGCCTGGAGCTGGTTAGCTTGACCGGCAGTGTGACCCTTGGCAAAAACCCACAGATCAGCACCAGTTACAGCGTAGACGGCCTGTCTTGGAGTCAAGACCGCAGTATTGCAGTCGGCACGATTGGCAGCACAGCAAAGCGCCTGGCCTGGTTCCAGCAGGGTCATATGCGCAATTGGCGCATTCAGCGTTTCCGTGGTGACAGTGATGCCCATGTATCGTTTGCACGCCTTGAGGCACAGATTGAGGCATTGGCATACTGATGGCTACCGCACCACAATCCCGCAGGCTAAACCTTACCCGCGACCAGCTTGCAACTTTCCTGACCGATCAGCAGCAGATCAGGCAGTTTGAACTGCTATTCTCTGCCGTGGATCAGCTCCAGGTTATTACAGGAACTGATTTCGAGTATCAGGCAGATACAGCAGCGGCCACAGCAAATGAGGCGCTCGCTCAGATCAGCAGACTTTCCCAGGCCTTGGAATTGTTGGCCCTGGCTCCGGTGCGCAACAATGTTGAGTTAGAGCACGACATCAATGGCGTCTTATCGGTAAAAAATGGTGGAACTAGTCAAAGTACCTTTACCAATGGACAGTTGTTGATTGGAAACACCACAGGAAACACGCTGACAAAATCGACCTTGACTGCAGGTGCAAACATCAATATTAGCAATGGCACGGGTTCAATTACGATTTCGGTGACTGGTCTTGGCACAATGGCATTTCAAAATATTGGAATCTCTGGAACTGCGGCATTGGCAAAACTTACGTCTTTAGGAACAGACGGCTCTTTGACCTTTACCAATGGAATCATTACCGCATATGTTGCGCCAACTTAAAGTAAAATCATGACTGTATCAATTAAAGTGCTGATCCCTGCCAAGCAGGCCGAGAACACGCAGACCACTCAGTACACGGCCATCAACTGCAAAGCCATCATCGACAAGTTCACGGCCACCAACACAACGGCAGGTAATGTGACCATCAGCGTCAACCTGGTGACCAGCGGCGGCACGGCAGGCGTGACCAACTTGATCGTGGACACCAGAGCCATTGCACCGGACGAGACATATACTTTTCCGGAGCTGGTCGGACAGGCACTGGAAAGTGGCAGTTTTATTTCCACAATTGCCAGTGCAGCCACATCGTTAACAATTCGCGCATCTGGTCGAGAAATTACTTAAAGGAAAACGTCATGAACAAATTTATGATAATGCCCAAGGGCTTTATGGGCCTGCCAATGGATGAGGAATTCATCACCACGGCAGAAAACAAAAAGAACTACGTCATTGCGGTACAGGATTGGAATTACGGCCCAGAGATGCCAACCAATGAGCCAGGAGCAAACAAGGAGTTCTACGCAGGGCTGGCCGAGGCCATGCAGTGCACTGAAAAGGATGCAAGACGCAAGCATTGCTCAAACTGTGAGTACTACGACAATAGTTTTATGGCCCAAGTCAGGATCGAGCGCATCCCGATGGCAGCCTATGACAAGGGCGCAGGCTTTCGTGGGCACTGTGAAAAGCTGAACTTTATTTGCAACGATATGCGCGTCTGTCAGGCTTGGGAAGACCGCGAAGAATATGATGATTGACCAAATGCTGAAATGTGGGAAAATGCAGCTGCTGAGCCTATCGAGCCGCCAGCAGCTCACCCTGAACAGGAGCTGCGCATGTCTGATGTCGATTGGTTGAGGGCGAACCTGCAAAGGGTTTTCGCGCTCCCAACGCCAGCCGTTGAATGGCTGCTCATGCTTTATGGGGCCATCCAGGTCTTTGATGATGTCGCAGACGGTGATCCAGTCAAGCGCGAAGACTTAAACGCAGCCATTTGGAACACACTGGTCGGCATGAATCAGAACTCATTCTGGATCGCCAACTCCCACAACCTGGCGCCTATTGTTGCGACCATGATCCTGAAATGGCAGGGTTCCGATCAGGTCGAGCGATCAGGCAAAGCCGATGCGCGGTCATTTGTCTGGCGTGCAGGATTCTATGACGTGGTGCTGATGGTCGTGGCGCTGTGCCACGGAACTCTTCGTGCGACAGAAGATGCAGGCAGCGTCATGGAGTTATATGGCGAGAAATTTGAAGACTATATGAAGGAGTTCAGCCATGCCTGATCCAGTAACCGGCTTAATCGTTGCAGGTTCTTCGTTGATTGGCAGCACAATGCAGGCCGGTGCAGCAAGCGAGGCCGCAGGAATTCAAGCAGGCGCAGCAGGTGAAGGCATTGCAGAGCAGCGTAGGCAGTTCGACGCACTGCAAGCATTGCTAAAGCCTTATGTCGAGGCTGGGACACCTGCGCTTGAGCAGCAGCAGGCGCTTCTTGGTCTACAAGGTCCAGAAGCAGAGCAAGCTGCCATTGAGCGCATTAGAGGAGGTCAGACCTTCCAGGAATTGGCTCGGCAGGGTGAAGAAGCATTGCTCCAGCGTGCCTCGGCCACTGGTGGTCTGCGCGGTGGCAACATTCAAGGCGCACTCGCACAATTCCGACCAGCTTTGCTTAGCCAAGCTATTGAGCAGCAATATGGCCGTTTGGGAGGCATGACGCAATTGGGCCAGCGTTCTGCTGCCGGTGTCGGCGCTGCTGGTATGGAATCTGGGACCAATGTGGCCAACTTGCTGGCCCAGCAAGGAGCAGCACGAGCTGGTGGAGAACTTGGCGAAGCAAAAGCATACGGTGGCCTGTTCAATCTTCCGGCCCAGGTGCTTGGGTTCCAGTATGGTGCAGGCGGCAAGGCTGGTATGGGATTCGGGTTTTAAGGAATAGAACATGGCCACCATCAATCCATTCCAAGCCCCTATCAACTATTCAATCGACGTGCAAAGTCCTTTCGAGGCGGCACTCGGTGGATTCAAAATTGGTGCTGTTAGTGCAGAGGCACAGGCTCGAGCACTAGAGCGCGAGGATGCCAGAATTGCTCGTGAGCAAGCAAGAGCAGTGCAGGAGCAAGCAAGACTAGCACAGGAGCAGTATCAGGCTGGATTGAATTCGTTTTTTGCAAAACCAGCCGCTGAGCGCACATTTGATGAGCTTCAGTCTCTGCTGGTTGGTGCAAATAAGCAGCAGTTTGATGCCTTGAAGCTAATCGGCGAGAGCATGAGCGCAGATAAGCTCAATAACTCGAAAAGGTTCACATCGCAGGTTCTGTTGGCCTTTGAAGCAAACCCAGAAACAGCCAAGTCTCTGCTTCAAGATCGCATCAACGCTGAGACAGACCCTGCCCAGAAACGTGCATTTCAAGACATTCTGACGATCTCCAATCAGAACCCAGAGCAAGCCGCACGACTTGTGGAGTCGCTTGGGGCTGGTACGTTTGGTAAGGATTGGTACGAGGGCATCACGAAAGTACGCGATGAGCGTAGGACTGCCGCCAGAGAACCGGAAGAGTTTAAACGACTTGCTGCTCTTGCAAATACAGCAGTCACTGAGTCACAACTCAAAGTTCAAGAACTTCGCACAAAACTTGAGGCAGAATCAGACCTAGCAATTCAACGGCAATTAAAAACTCAGTTGGCTGAAGCTGAAATAGAAGAGAAAAAAGCGATTGCTGCTAAGGCGGCAGCAGATGCTCGTGTTGCGCAAGGCACCGAGAGAACCAGAATCAGCGAACAAAATAGTAAAGCAATTATTGCGGCGGCAGAGGCCAACTTGGCTCCTCAGACGTTCGGCGCAAAACTTAACTTGACAAATGCTCAAATTGACCAGGCAAAAGCAGCAATAGCCGCATCAAAGGCCGCAGCGGAAAAGTCTGGAGATGATGCAAAGAGAGCACAAGCAGAAGCCAATCAAATTGCAGCAGGCGTCATTCCAGTCGAAAAACGTCCAGAAGCTGAGACTAAATTCCGCAAGGAATATAACGACCAGACAAAGCCTTTCCAAGATGTCAAGTCTGCTTATGGTCGGGTGCTGTCATCTGAGGACACTGCAGTCGGCGACCTGTCGCTGATCTTTGGATACATGAAGATGCTTGACCCAGGCTCAGTGGTGCGCGAGGGAGAGTTTGCCACTGCACAGAATGCCACTGGTGTGCCTGAGCGAATTCAGAACATCTACAACAAGGTTGTCAGCGGTGAGAGGCTAAATGCTTCTCAGAGAAACTCATTTAAAGGCCAGGCCAAGAAACTATACGAATCTGCTGGCGAGCAAGAGACTGTCGTCAGGCAAGGTCTTGAGCGTATTGCCAAAGGTTATGGTCTGAACACGGGCAACATCTTCTACACGCCAGTCGAAGTTGCACCAACTGGGAGATCTTCAACTCCTGCAAATACCGTCACAGTCGGTGGCAGAACTTACACCAGGCCTGCAAACTTCACTGATGCACAGTGGAATTCGTACAAACAATCTGTGGGGGCGCAATGAGTCCAGAAGAATGGCTCGCATCACAGACTAAGCAGGCTACTCCTGCGGCTGCTGCTCCAGCACCGGCTGCTGCACCAATGTCGCCTGAGCAGTGGGCGGCATCGCAGCCAAAACCGATGGGATTTTTTGAAGGCTTGATTGAGACTGTAACTGGTCGAGCTCGCACAACGCCTGAAACTCAGCGCTTGCCTGAGTGGACGACAATGCCAGAACTCAATCAGATGAGCTTGGCATCTTTCAAAACCGCTCTTGGATCGCTGCTCAGTAATCCCAATGAGACGGTGCAGATTCTGCAATCCAACTTCCCTGGAGTGCAGGTGCGTCAAGATGAGAAGGGGAACTTCATCCTGAGATCGTCCGTCAACCAGCGGGAATATGCCATCCCACCAGGTTTCACAATGGGCGATATTCCTCGGGCAATTGGAGGTATTGCAGCTTTCACACCGGCAGGCCGAGCTGCGACCATTCCTGGCGCAGTTATCGGAGCTGGTGCAACCCAGGCAGCCATCGAGGCAACTCAGGCCGCCACTGGCGGTCAAGTAAGTCCACAAGAGATTGCCTTGGCGGCAGCCACAGGCCCAGCAGGACAGATTCTGCAGCGAGTGGCACCTCCGGTTACTGCAGCCGTGCGCAGAAGCGTACAGCGCGTTACAGGCCGCGCACCGGCCCCTGCTCCAGCTCCTGGAGCTCCTGGCGCATCGATGGGCACCGCAATGGCTCCAGAGGCACCTTCTCCAGCGCGGCGCATTGAGCCGACATTTTTTGAAGAACCTCCCATGGCGGGAGCAGCGCCTGAAGCGCCTTCTATGGCTGCAGCAATGCCAGAGGTGCAACCGTCAGCGGCAGCGCCTGCAGCGGCCCCAGCGATGGCTGCAGAGGCCGCGGAAGTCGGCGTCACTGATGTTCTGAACTTGGCACGCAAGGCCGGAGGATTCGGGCCTGGATCGTCAGCGGCTAAGGCCCAACTTATTGATCTTGCGCAGATCAACCCAGAGGCTCGTGCAGCAGCCGAGCGTCTGAATATGGATCTGCCATTCGATGTGTTCAGCGACAATCCGCAGGTTCGCAGTGCTGTGGGCCTGACCCGTGCATTGGTCGCAGGCGAGGCAGAGGCGGCATGGGAAAGCACCGTGCGCAATGCCATTCAGCGTGCAGACGAAGTGTCTCAACAGTTTGATGCAAATTTCATTGCTGGAAGACCAGCTCCTGGGGCTATCTCTCAGAAGATTGCGGACAACTTGCAGCAAGCCAGGCAGACGCTGAAAACTGACGCTAAGGCAATCTACGACCGAATCGACGAGGTTGTTCCGAAGAATGCACCAGTTAACCTAAACAACCTGCAAACGTATCTCGACGATCTGCGTGTCAATCTGGGTGCTGCAGGTCGAATGACGCCCCAGGAATCTAATCTGGCCAAGATGCTAGAAAAGGGCGAGCTGACCTATTTCGGCCTCAAGCGCGAAAAGGACTTGGTAGGCCAAGCTGTTGGTGGTCTAAAGTCACCATACGACAACATGGCAGCCGGTGACCTCAAACGCCTGTATGCAGCTTTGGCTCAAGATCAACTGGACAATGTGGCAACGCTGGCAGGCGAAGAGGCTCGGCGCGAATTGCGTGCAGCCAACTTGCTGACCGCTAAGCAAAAGGCACTAGAGAAGCGTATCGTCGGCGCATTCGGCCAGGAGATTGATGGCAGTGTGGCCCAACGTATGCAGACAGCCATCACAACGGCTGCCAAAGGAGATGCTGCAGCCTTCAATCGTCTGATGAAGGTGGTGCCAGATGAGTTGCAAAAGGAGACGCTGGCCACGGCGCTGGCTTCTGTGACCGCAGGCAGGGCCGCTGGTCGTGCTGCAGCAGGAGCTGCTGAAACAGTATTCAGCCCTGCTGAGTTCACCAAGGTTTATCGTGGCCTTCGTGCCAACCCACCTGTTTATTCCCAGATGGTCAAGATCATGGGACCAGAATGGGACCGTGCATCTCGTGATCTTTATGAGATTTCGAGGCGAATTGCAGACGCTCAGGCTCGCATCCCGACCACAGGCAAGGCAAATCAGATTCTTGGCGATGCAGCGGTCCAGGGCTTGATGGGTCGGGTCATTTCCAGCAGTGTGGCGCAACGTGCTGCAACTGGAGCGGCCAGCATGGTGCCTGGTGGTGGTTTGATCGCACCAGACATCGTACAATGGATGTCATCAGCCAAGGGTGCTGGAGTTCAGCAGGCCTCCAAGCTCTTCGCCTCACCAGAGTTTCAAGAGTTGGCTGTACAGGCTGCTACAAAGGGTGGCCAGCCCAACCAGGCGTCTATCCGTCGCGCAGCCATGAGCAAGTCATTTGGTGATTTCGCAAAAGAAGCGAATCTGCCACAATCTCTGGATGCTCGCGTCCAGTATCTGCAAAGCGCGATTCAAGCTGGAAGACAATCTACACAGGAGAATGAATAAGTGTTAACTTCAGTGATCGAATTATTGATTTAAGGGGCCGAAATGCTCAAAGCAGTAACAAATATAGGCGGTGGCGGGGGTTCCGGCACCGTCACAACGGTTTCGGTTGCATCTGCAAACGGTCTTGCTGGTACGGTGGCAAATGCCACAACGACTCCCGCGATTACGCTATCCACTAGCGTAACTGGGGTGCTGAAAGGCAACGGAACCGCAATCAGC